CGCTTGCCCAACCACCGGCACACGACCCGTCCCATATTCTCCTTCCCGCACCGCAGCTTCCTCACTTTCTCAATTCCCGCACACACCATCCCTCTGCAGAACCGCCGTGCCCTGCACAAACCAAACGCCCCCGCAGAACCGCCGTGCCCCGCACAAACCAAACGCCCCCCGCACGCCGCCGCCATTCCCGCGCCAGCGAAAACGGGATTCTTAAGGGACAATGTCCCTTAAGCCGCCGGAGGCACGTCCCCCCTGCGGAACAGCCGTGCTCCGCACAAACACCCCCAATCGAAGAGCATTTCGCCGCCCAAAGAAATCGGGGCTGCAGAAAGATACCGCAAGCAGCCGCTCTGTATGAGAAGGCCCCGCAACGGGCGGCGAAAAAAAACAAACTGTGCGTCATCGCCGCAGCGATGCTGCCAACGAGCACTCGCCAAAGGCGATGCGAGGCAGGCAGAAGCACACCCTCACACCACACTCAGGCAATCTCTCCGCCTCAATCCCCTCAGCACCACCAATCCCGCGGCACCACCAATCCCGCAGCACCACCAATCCCGCAGCACCACCAATCCCACAGCACCACCAATCCCGCGGCATCCCCACACCGCCCTCAGGCAAATCTGCCGGCTCAGGCCTGCGGCGCCGTTACACCGCTCAGACGAGCCAGACCGCCGGGCAGCGCGCACATCAGATCGCAATACTTCGCAATCGTCGCCGTGTAAACCGGCTTTCCGGGTACCTGATGCAGCACCTGTCGGGCCTCGCCCTCAATCCACTCCCAGTCGGATACCTGATCAATGGTAAAGAGCGAAGTATCATACAGGTCAATCGCATCGTCCGGCATAAACTTATTGCGCGTCAGAGGAATACCGTTGAAGGAAAGCGCCTTGTGTCCGCCCTCCAGCGTCATCACGTCGCTGATATGTCGGCGCTGATTCATCAGCTCCAGATAGTGACCGTATGCCGCGCTGCCGCAGTTGATATGGTCAATGGTAATGTTATAGCTGTCCTCCAGCAGCTCCATTACCTTCTGCAGCCCCTTTTCGCTGACCGCACCAAAGGCATTGTCCAGATAGGGCCTCATCCAGCTGTAGTCGCTGCGCTTCACGCCGTAAAGGGTCTGACCCTCTCCGGTAACCGGCTCAAAAATCTTGCCCAGACCGGTCAGCTCGTAGCCGGCGCTGCCCTGAATGGTCAGATAATCACCGGCTGCTGCAGTCACCGCCGTATCCAGCCGGATCCTGCCGGCCAGTCTGTCCACATCCACCACTCGAAGTCCCGCCTTGCCCGCGCCTACCGTGCCGTCGGCAGAATGCACATCCACACGCAGACCGGGCAGCAGGAATCGGGTGTTCTCACCCTCTGCCGCCTCCAAAACATAGCTGCCGGAGGCCGCCTTGACCTTCATCAGGCAGCCGCTGCCGTCACCGTAGAGCTGACGTGCCAGATTCCACTTGAGCGTCTTGGTCAGGGTATCCATCTCCTGCTGCAGAATGTTCACGAATGCGCCCGCATTCTGGCCGGTCGCCGAGCGTACGATCTTGTCGGAAATCTCCAGCGTACCGTACAGATTCTTGGTGCCGCTCTCCAGCGCGACATACTGGTTCTCGCCGGCAGAGGGCAGAGCGCCGGTTTCGCTGCCCGCACCCGCGCCGCCGTTTGCCCCCACCAGAGCGGCTCGTACAATCTTGTTGTAGCCGACGATGTTGTTCGTAGTCTTGACGATTCGGCTGGCAAAGGGGTCTGCCTTCAGATTGATGTCCTCGCGCAGCGGCTGAATATAGAAATTCTTCAGTGCATTGTTTACCGTAGTCAGATTTACCATATGTTTCTCTCTCCTCCTTGTACGCCGTCAAAGGCGCTTATTTTATTCGTCGTTGTGAATCAGCCCTGAACGCCCAGCAGGGCCTCCAGACGCTTTTTCGCCTGCTGCATGCCGGTGACGGGTCGGCGCCCGGTCAGGGGCGTCTTGCCCACGCTCTCCGATGCGCCCACCGACTGCACGATGCTGCTGCCGCTGCGCCGGATCTGCTCCAGACAGGCGCGCATAACCGCTTCCCGCACCTTTTCGCTGCCCGCCGCACGCTGAATAAACTGCGGATCGGACAGCAGCTCCTCTTCGTCGCGATACTTGCCCGAGCGCACCGCATCATAAGCGCGGCGGAATCCGTCGGATTCCTGTGCGTACTGCGGATGCTCCATGATGTAGTCCGCAATCTCGGGCAGCAGACGTTCCAGGCCGTTCATCTGCGCCGCGCTGTCCTGCCAGTCCTTCTGAATCAAACGATTCTTCATCGACTGACGCGTCTGCTCAAATTCCGGCTGCATGTCCAGCCGGGCCGCATTCTGTGCGGCCTTGTGCATATCCAGCAGCTGAGCCAGCATGCCCCGAAGCTCGGAAACGGTCCCCTGCAGGCGCTCATATTCCTCCAGCAAATGATCCATGCTCTCAAATCCGTATTCCGACAGGCGCTTCGTCACGTCGTCCTGCTGCTGCATGTCAGCCTGCGCCATGCGCGCTCCCTCTTCGAGCGCCTGCTGTGCCTGCTCATCGGACAGTCCGTTTCCGGCAAGCTGCCTTTCAAATTCCTCTCTCTGTTCCTGTGTCAACTGAACCGCCATAAATATCTCTCCTTTGCGTCACTATAATTCTCCACCCGTACCATCTGCCTCTCGAAATCCCCGCGCATCCTCCTATCATAAATTCGCCGCGCCGGCAACGCAGCTCTCTTTACGGAACGCCATCCTGTTCACCCCTCGCCGCCGTCATCCCAAACACCCCTACATGTCTTCTCCCCCTTCCTTTCTCATGTCCCCCAGCAGTGCCTTGTGCCCCTGCGCATGCATCTCCAGCGCCCGCGCCAGATACGGACGCTCCCGTTCCATACGCCTGTACTCCGCACTGAGGAAAAACCTCGTGTGCTCGGCAATATGCAGCGCATGATCGTCCAGCGGCGTGATATGAGGCGTTCTCCCCTCCGCCAGCTCCCGATGCTCGGCCGCCGCACGATGCCGGTGCAGTTCGTCCGTTCCGGTCAGCTGCTCCCAGTCGCCCAATCTGAATATCTCCATGAGCCTTGCCCGGCTCTCCCGCGTCATACGCTGCGTATCCGGGTCGACAAACAAACCGGCCTTCATCAGATCAAGCACCAGCTGCCGCCTCTGCGCAGGCGTATTGCTCAGATCGCTGTCGGCATCCACCGCTACGTCGTCGCTGGTCAGCCGGTTCCGCGCCCAGTAGATTACCGAGTTCTCACCGGCATCCTCTCCCGCAGCGCGAATCATACGCAGCCCAACGGCAAACTGTCGAAACAGTCGTACCCAATGCCTGCCCAGCGCACGCACCGCCGAGCGGATATTCTCCGCCGTCAGAGACAATCTGGTATCATCCTGTTCCCTCAGAATCTCCAGCGCAACGCCGGAGGAAATCGAGCCGGTCGTAGTGGACGCTCTCGCCATCTCAGATACACCCGAAATGTCGATAAACTGCTTCTTCATATCAGCCAAACGCGCCAGCAGAGTCTGCGGAATCTCGCTCACGCTCATCCAACCGGGCGCCGCCGCTCCCGCTCTGTATTCAATCACCGTGCCGGGCGCAATGCCGGTGTCCAGCAGCTCTTCATTCACCAGCGCCCCCTGCTCGGTCACCAGATTTCCGGCCGTCATGCGGGCCGCATATTCGTTAATGCGATTATTCAGCGCATTATAATCGCGCTGCAGGGGAATCAATCGCTCAATCACGCTGCATCCAAAGAAGCTGCCCGGCGCGCTCAGGCAAAGCTGCTGCACCAGAGGATAGGTTCTGCCTCCATTCTCCCCGTTTGCAAAGGGCAGCACCCCTTCATGCACCAGATATCCGCCCGCCACAATCACATGCCGCCCCTCGGGAAAGCGCGCACCCGGCCGCTGATAGTATTCCAGCACCAGTTCGGCGTCCTGCATGCGCTCGCTTCTGCCGCCCGCCAGCTGCGGATGATAGCCCCCGCTTTCGGTCACCAATACATCCGCGCCGTATACGTCCATCTCCCGGCCCTCTATGCGCACGCCCCAGATGTTCTCAATCTCGTTCACGCCGTAAACCCTTGCGTGAATCACCGATTCCTGATTCTCCAAGCCCTCTCTCTGACAACATTCGGGAAAAATCTCATATGCCGGAACCACCGTCGTACAGACATCCCCCTCATACACCATTTCCCCGTCCGACTCGCCCAGCAAATACCCCTTGCGCGGATTCCATACGGTCTTGAAAAACACGCTGCCGCAGATCTCCGCCCACATGTTGGCTGCCTGCTGTTTTTCGGGCATGCCCTGCGCCGCATAGGACGCCTTGAGCAGCCGCGTGGCCAGCTTGGCGTTGGAAATATCCGCCGCATCCTCGGTAAGCGGCCGCACGGTCATGCCCGGACGAACGCGGCTGAGCTTGGCCAGTCGAGTCTCCACGATAGGTGCAATCATGTTGTATACCGCCCTGTTCTCCCATTCCGCGCCGGGCGGATTGTCAATCAGCTCTCCGGTTTCATACACCACATCGCAGTACTGATTGCCCATAAGAAAGCTCTGATTGAGCCGCCAGCCCAGCTCCACTGCCCTGCGTTCTTCCCGCCTGCGCTCATATTCCCGCCTGATTTCATCTGCCAGCGCCTGCGCATCCTCATCCTGCCTTGGCTGCGGCGCTTCCTCCTGCGGATGCAGCCGCATGTTCTGCTTCATCTTTCCGCTCCCTCCTTTATCTTCGTCTTTCCGCCAGCCGCCTGGCCAGCTTTTTCTTGTGCGTGAGAATCGGCCCCTCCCGCAGCGCCGCACCTGATGCGCATATCTCACCCCGGTGCATCAGATAATACCTCAGCTCATCCATCGCATGATCGTCCTTCTTAACCGGCTCCTCGCTCTCTCCGTCCAGCCGCCAGCGATACTGCTTGATCTCCCGGATCATCATCGGGCAGCAGCTGAATATGAACAGCGACGGCTTGCCCTCCGGCCAGCGCTCCCGGTCAAAGGCCTCTCTGCATTTGAGATACTGCCTCACGCGCTGTATTCCAACCCATTTGGATTTATTAACCCTCGTATTGACGTTGAGCCCCAGCTCCCGGAACAGCTCTGCCACGCTCTTTTCGGCCTGCAGCGTGTGCTGATCGGCCGCCGCATCCATCAGGGCGTTCAGCCTTCCGCCGGCGTCCCGCTTCCAGCCCAGCGCCCGGCTGATCTGTTCGATCTGCTCCATGTGCTCTTCAACGCACAGCCCCGCCCGATAGTGCTCGGCCACTACGTACACATTCCCGTCATGATCGGCTGCATACCAGTGACAGGACAAGGGCTTGGTCATGCCCGGGTCGATAGAAATCATATCCTGCCATTCCTGCGGCACGTCAAACGGCTCAATTACATGCACCCGCTCGTCAAACTCCCCGTATACCAGTCCGGTCATCGCCACAAAGCGCCCGTCCTTTCGGGCCGACAATTCCTGCTCGGACAAGGCCCTTTTCATTTGCGCCACGGCCTCGGGCGAAAGATGCGGGTTGTCCTCCCAGCTCATCGTAATATACCAGACCTCCGGATCATCCGCTTCGTTCAGGTATATCGTGTTATATACCCACGTCATTCCCTTGAGCGGAGTCATCGTGCCAAAGACCAGCCCGCCGTTATCCAGCGTACGCATCAGGCATTCCTGATACACATCCTCAGGCGGTTCCTCGTCAAACCATATGAAATCCTGACTGGTGCCCTGAAATTTCTCGCGCCCCTGCGCACAATTCTTAAACCCGATCGTGGATACCCCGCCGTGCACGCACTCAATCTGTATATAGTCGATCATGCCGCCCTCCGGATCATCCGCACGGCCCTCTCTCATGCGCACGCCCCGAATCCACTCGGGGTTGATGTAGCTCATCAGCTTTTTCTGCGCCACATCGCGCTGCATCTCGGCCGTCAGGCTGACTACCCAGCCGTTGAGCGCACGCTCCGTCCGCCTGTACGGATGGTTTCCCCGCGCCAGCCATACGCATTCCGCCGCCCCGGCCTCGGTCTTGCCCGTGCGATTGCCGCCCAAAGCCCACCGGTTCTTTTTCGGACATTCATGAAACAACCGCTGCTTTGCATGCGGCCTGTAATATTTCAGCTTATCTTCCCGGTGCCTGCGCTCCAGTTCCCCCGATAAGCGCTCAGCCTCCCGCAGCAGTGCAATCTCTGCTTTCATATCTCCTCCTCCCTTCCGCGCAGATTTCCTCGTCAACCGGCTCTTCCCGGCCCGACAGGCCCATATTATCAGAACACATGTTCTTTTGTCAACTCACTTCACCTCCAAAACACAAACATGTGTTCTTTTTATAAATCACGTTTCTCCCCTGTGTGCATTTCTCCCATCTCTGCGGAAGCTTCTCATACGCCCTTGAATCCTCTGTGCACCATGTGATAGACTATATCTGAACAGCCGAAATCCTTGATATATCAGGGGTTTCGGCTTGTTTTTTGCGTTTTTGTCGCTTATTTGTCGCTTAAACTAGCGAAATTCTATCTACGATATTAGAAAACACAACATTATTTTCTTCAATTTGAACATACGACTCCGGTTGAATATTCATAAATTGTTTTCACTTTTGAACATGTATTCGCTTGCACTGCCTGTTTCAAATGCTATAATACACTTAGGTGAAAGCCAATACGACAAAGGAGGGTACTGCAGATGAAACAACGCAAAATCGCAACGGCGTTAATTCTGCTTTTGTGCGTAACAGCGTTGCTGTCCGGGGCCCTTCTGATTCTCCACTCAGGCCATGACTGCCATCAGGCAACATGCCCCGTCTGCACAATATTGACACGTAACACAGAATCCTTTTTGTGTTTGTTGCTTACGTGTATAGGAATGGGGTTGCTTTTTGATGTCAGCAAATATCGCCTGCTTTTCATATCGGAGAATTGGGTTGTTCCGGATTGGACGCTCGTCCATCGGAAAGTAAAACTACAAGATTAAATCTCCTGTTTTGATTTCATAT